CTTGGGTGTCAAAAAGTATGCCGAAGGGAGCGGAATTTCCTCGGATGCTATTTTGTAGTCAGAAATTACGAAAGAAGTGACTACGCCCAAACGCCTACTAATCAAGGCATTCCGTTTTAAGTAGTCAGTGTAGTCAGTTTTGACCCCTATTTTACATTGGCAATATATACGAGCGTGTGCATGTGTGCATGTGTAATGTATATCTACTCATAAGAAAAAAAGTAACTACAAGTGACTACACTGACTACAACCGCCTCTACGCTATCAGGAAGGCCGTTTTTTGTAGTCACTTCTCAAAAACCAAAGTGACTACAAGTGACTACGCTCCGACCCTACCAAAACCAAGCCATTGACCAAATGCGGACAAGTATCGCAGATGGCAAGAGGCACATCATCCTGTGCGCTCCAACGGGAAGCGGCAAGACCGTCATGTTCACCTTCATGGTGGCATCGGCCCTCCAGCGGGGGAAACGGTGCATCATCTTCACCGATCGGGTTGAACTGCTGAAACAATCCAACGGTGCGCTGGATCAGTTCGGCATCGTGCCAACCCTCATTGAAGCGGGCAAACCCCGACTGGATGTTTCGGGCAACTGCTTCATTGCCATGGCCCAGACCTACGCCCGACGCAAGAACAAGGCCGACTATGCCGATCTCATGGCGGGAATGGACCTGGTAATCATTGACGAAGCCCACAAGCAGACCTTCAACCCGCTACTTGCAAGCATCCCCGCCAAGGCCGTGGTCATCGGGGCCACCGCAACACCGCTGCGTCGTGGGAACCAAGAATGCCTGTCCAAGTTCTACCAGGCACTCCACAACCCTGTGCAGGTCGGGGAACTGATACGCCAAGGGTTCCTTGCCAGTCCTGTCACCTACGGGACAAACTTGGACTTGTCGGGAATCGGGATGCGGGGCGATGACTACGATACCCAGCAGATGGCAACGGTCTATTCCAAGCGGAGGGTGTTTGACGGCGTTGTCAAAAACTACGGTAGGCATTGCAGGGGCAAGAAGGCGATCCTGTTTGCGAGCAATATTGCATCCAGTATGGAAGTATGTGCCGCTTTGCAGAACGCAGGCCATAACGCCAGGCATGTCGATGGGATTATGGGCAAGCAGGAGCGGTCCGATGTGCTGGCGTGGTTCAAGCATACCCCCGATGCTATCCTTTGCAACTGTGACTTAATGACCACGGGCTTTGACGAGCCAACCATTGAGGTGGTAATCCTTTACCGTGCGACCGCAAGCCTGCCTTTGTTCATGCAGATGGTGGGCCGTGGTTCCAGGGTAACCCCAACCAAGCGGGAGTTTACGATTCTTGACTTCGGCAACAATGTGAACCACCACGGGTTTTGGGAAGCAAGCCGTGACTGGTCCATCAAAAAGAAACGCAAGAAGAAATCCGATGGCGTTGGCGGGGCGAAGAACTGCAAGGGATGCGAGGCGATTATTCCCGTTGGGGCGATGAAGTGCAAGCATTGCGGCTACGAGTACCAGCGCAAGCCCCAAGAGCAGGGCGAAATGGTGGACCTGCACCTGATGACCAAGGCCCAGGGCATGCAGTTGGCCACGACCAGCAGCATGTACCAAAAGGCACAACTAGCGAAGGCCAAAGTAATTTCACCGTTCTGGGTGTTGCACAACCAATGCAAGAGCAAAGCCGAAGCCTTGGAGTTCATCCGCTACATGGGATGGAAGCCAGGCTGGGCCTTCCACAATAAAGACCGTTTCCCAATCCTAAAATAACTTACCCATGCAAGAGTTCAAGATTCAAGCCGAGTGCTTCCAATGGCACTGGAATAACTTTCCCGACCAGCGTGGTCGCTTGTTTACAGTAAACAACAACGCCCCGTCTGCGTATGCTGGAAGCGTGATGAAGGCTATGGGCGTGGTAGCGGGGGTGAGCGACATGATATACCTATCCGCCGCTGGTGCCGTGTTCTTGGAGTTCAAAGACCCCAAGGGCAAGCAGTCCCTATCGCAGAAATGGTGGCAGGGGGTCGTGGAGGCAGTTGGCTACAGGTATGTAGTCATCCGAAGCGTGGAGGAATTTCAGCGGGTGTTGGCTGAATGTTCTTAACTTGTTTATATCTTCGTTAAACCTAAACCAAAACCCATGAAACCAACCCCCACCGATTTCCGCCGCTGGCAGATTCACATCCGCAAGGAGTGCGTGAACTGCGACCGCCCCGACCGTTCCGAAACCATTAAGCCTTGGTCCGTGAACTGGACCCTCCTCGGAAGAATCCTTCAAGCCAAAAACGCCTGACTATGCCCTGGATAAGACCCCAAGACCAAATGCCCTTTAATGGGCAACCCGTGCTGATTACTGATAACGAAGGAATGCAAATTGTGGCCTGGTATTGGGTCAAAGAGGATAAATGGCACTCCGAAAACCACTCATGGTTTACTTGTGAAGTTGCTTATTGGATGCCCATCCCCGAAATAGTATAAGTCATGCAGACCAAATTAGAACGCTATGCCGCCAAGTACGGCGAGGCATTTATGAACGAATTGCCCGATATCATTCGGACCTACTGCCTTGCAAACGACCTGCGAGTTCCAACCAAGAAGCGACCAAGCAACCTGCATATCATTCGGGTCATTGCCGAGGCAACCAGCGAAGTCCTTGGGATTCCGATTGAGAACATTTACTCCAAAAGCAGGCTTCGGCCGTTGGTAATCGCAAGGAGCATCATTGCAGACATCGCCTACTCGGAGTTCCTGTTTACCTACAAGAACATCGCCATAGAACTCAATCGGGACCATGCCACTATCATTCACAACCTTGTCACCCATGTGCAGGATTCCCGCTCTACACCTCAACTTAAATTCCTTCGTACACAAGTTTTGCACATAACAAGGCAGAATTTGCAAACAAGTAATCACCCCTACACCTCTGACTAAGTGCGACTTAGGTCGTCGGTGAGCCTACGATAATCGGCAAATCCGTGAGATTCGGACAGGGTCGGCCTAACCGCTGGCCCTTTTTTTTTGCAATCTTTGCATATGCAGTCAGCCGACACCGTAATCCTTGACCTCTACCGAAGCGGCGAAATCCGCAAAGCCTGCCTGACCATCACGGGAGGCGACCCGCTTTGGCGTGACTTGGAGCAGGAATGCGTCCTTATCCTGCTGGAGAAAGACCCCGCCAAGATTCTGCAAATCCAGTCGCAGGGCTACTTCAAGTTCTATGTGGTGCGCCTTCTGCTCAACTTGTACCGAGGCAAGAACAACCAGTTTGCCCAAAAGTACCGCCACCACGACTTGCTGGAAGAACTGGACCCCGATTCCCCTATTCCTCAATCGGAATATGATTCCCTGATGGATGACCTGTGGGCCATTGCCGAGGCAGAGATGGACACTTGGGCCAAGGACGGGGCGTTCCCCTATGACAAGGAGTTACTGCGCCTCCACCTTCGGACGGGTAACATGAAGAAACTATCCCGTGATACGGGCATCCCGTATCGCAGTATAATCTATTCCATTGACCAAGCCAAGGCCAAAATCAAGGCCGCCATTCAATCCCATGGACACGCTGATATTTCCCCTGCTGATAAGTAGTTTGACCGCCCTCGCAATCGCCGAGTACCATGTCCTCCCCCAATGGTGGTACACGACTTGGCTGGGAAGGCACAAGCCGTTCTCTTGCGTGACTTGCCTGACCTTTTGGGTGGCGGTGGCCCTGACCCTGCCAACCTGCGGATGGGTTCTCGCTCCTGTGTACGGACTCGCCTCGGCGGGGTTGACCGTTGTCATCCTGCAACTGACCAACCGATGACCCAAGACGAGTTCATTCTTGCAACCAAGCACCGCCACTATTGGGAGCAGTACCAAGCCGCCTTGTTCATGCGGTTGTCCCCCGAAGCGGTCCACGACTTGCAGACCATCCTCGTCGCCCACGGACAACCCAATACAAATTGGTGGTGCGCTGACTGCGTAAAATCGGCCCTCCAATACATTTACTCACAAGCGGACCAGTTCGCCGAAGCCAACCAGCATCAAGTCAGCCATGCCCTCAACAACCCCAACCCGTGAACAGTTCCAAACCTATGCCGATTACGGCGAAGGTGTGCGCAATAACGCCAAGCGGGGGATTGAACTCAACGAGCGGAATGGGAACAAGTGTGCTACCCAAACAGGCAAGGTCCGAGCGCAGCAACTTGCAAGCGGTGAGGGGATTTCCCTTGAAACGGTTAAGCGGATGCACTCCTACCTTTCACGGGCTGAAACCTACTACGACAACGCTGATTCCACCAGCGACTGCGGCTACATCTCCTACCTCCTTTGGGGTGGCAAAGCGGCCCTTGGGTGGTCACGAAATAAACTACGGGAACTTGGCGAACTCAACGAAGGCTGACGCCGAAGCGCAGGTCCAAGCCCGCATGGATTCGCTCATGATGGTCATCACGACCCTTTGCGACTGCATTGGAGCGGTGGAGGAATCTAACTCGCCCAACGCCTTTGCCGTCAAGATGAAGATAGTGGACAAGATTGACGAATTGATTGACAAAATAGAATACTGATGGCAGGCCGTCCCCCAATATGGAATACCCCCGAAGAACTATGGGAGGCGTTTGAAAAGTACAGGGCCGAGAACAAGGCCAACCCATACCGAGTGCAGGACTATGTCGGCAAGGATGGGGTCATGGTTTACAGGGACAAGGAGCGGCCTATCACTTTTCGGGGCTTTGAGGGATGGCTTGCGGAGAACGGGGTCTGCTTTGACCTTTCGGACTATAGGAAGGGCACATCGGAAATGCACAAAGAATTTTCCCCAATCATTACACGCATACGGGCCACCTGCGACAAGGATATGCTGGAGGGTGCAAGTTCGGGCGTTTACTCGGCCAACATCGCCTCCCGCCTTCTTGGCTTGGTGGACAAGCAGGAGAACACCGTCACCATCGAGCAGCCGCTTTTTGGGGATGGACTTTAAGTACACCACCGCCATCCGCAAGATTCGGGCGATGACCGCTCGGAAGAAGGTGATACAAGGCGGAACAAGTGCGTCCAAAACCTTCGGCATCCTTGCGGTGTTGATAGACCACGCCGCCCGCCATCCCAAGTCGGAGATTTCCGTGGTCAGCGAATCCGTGCCTCACCTGCGACGGGGGGCGATTAAGGACTTCGCCAAGATTATGCAATGGACCCACCGATGGGTTCCCGATAGGTGGAACAAGACCCTGCTCCAGTACAACTTCGCCAACGGTTCCACGATTGAGTTCTTTTCCGCTGATTCGGAAGCAAGGCTCCGAGGGGCAAGGAGGCAGGTCCTCTACATCAACGAGGCCAACAATATTGACTTTGACTCGTACTACCAGTTGGCCATCCGTACCAGCCAAGAAATCTACATTGACTTCAACCCCACCCACGAATTTTGGGCGCACACCGAGGTCTTGCCCGAAGCGGATGCGGAGTTCCTCATCCTGACCTACCAAGACAACGAGGCCCTTCCTGATACGATACGATACGATATAGAACGAAACCGAGACAAAGCCGAAACCTCCGCCTATTGGGCCAACTGGTGGAAGGTGTACGGCCTCGGTCAAGTCGGGACGCTACAAGGGGCTATCTACGGGGATTACACGGTGGTTGAGGGGATTGACCCATCCACGATGAAATTCGTCGCCTACGGGCTTGACTGGGGGTTCAGCACGGACCCAACCGCCTTGGTCGCCGTGTACCGCAGGGGTGATGACTTATTCATACACGAACTGCTCTACCACCGTGGACTGACCAACTCCGACATAGCAACAAGGTTGAAGGAGTTCGGGATTACAAGGGCTTGGGAGATTGTGGCGGATTCAGCAGAACCGAAGTCCATCGAGGAAATCTACCGCCTCGGATTCAACATCAAGCCAGCGAGCAAGGGACCCGATTCGGTAAGGCAGGGGATTGACATCGTGAAGCGTTTCAACCTTCATGTGACCAAGGATTCCGTGAACTTGATCAAAGAACTCCGCTCGTACACTTGGGCCACCGACAAGGATGGCAAGGACACGGGGGTTCCCATTGATTCGTACAATCACGCCTGCGATGCCCTGCGATATGTGGCCCTCAACAAATTGGCCGTCAGTAACTCGGGGAAGTACTTGGTGGTGTAACTTTGCCACATGAACCTTGAATCCATCATTGATTTGCTTTTGATTTTTGGCAGATTCTTCCTCTTATTGGTCTTGATTTTTGCAATTGTTTCCATATTATGAAACTCGTACACTACTACCACATCTATTGCGGCGGAGGCGGGCAATGGCAACTCATCATGCACCAGCACATGATGGCCCTTTGCAATTACGGATTGATTGAACAACTGGACGAAATCCGTGTCGGCATCGTCGGCCCTCCCGACCAGCGGAAGGTGGTCAAGGAGATACTGGACAATTCGCTCGTGGCGGCAAAGATTAAGGTGGTAGTCACCCGCACCAATGCTTGGGAGCAAGCGACGCTGACCGAGATGTACAAGGCATCGCAGACCGAGGATGCGGCCTACCTGTACGCCCACACCAAGGGCAGTTCCGACCCCAGCCTCATCAACCAACTTTGGTGCAGGTCCATGGTGTTTTTTAACATCGTCGCTTGGGAACGGGCCATTGCAGAACTCGCCAATGTGGACTGCGTCGGAGCCTACTGGCTGACCAAGGAAGAGTTTCCCCAAATCGCAGACCACAACAACCCCGACGGTTACCCCTACTTTGCGGGGACTTTTTGGTGGGCCAAGTCATCCCACATTCGGGAACTCGGAGAACCCGTAAGGGAACACCGCTGGCAGGCAGAGCATTGGATTGGGAAGCGTGAAGGCATGACCGTCTATAACTCCTGCAAGGGATGGCCAGGTCCCGATAAGTTCGTCATCACATTTTAGCCATGGCCAAAATCCCCGTCATCATTACCAACTTCAACCTCTACACTTGGCCGAAAGCGATGGTCAAGAAACTGATGCGGATGCCTGGGGTTGGACCCATCCTAATCGTGGACAACGATTCCACCTACGGCCCCAC